GCAACGGCAGATGATGCCCGCGATATTATGATTGAAGGCGAAAGCGGGATTTTAGCTATTTGCCCAAAAGATGAACGCCCTACTTATAGGAAATCAGAGCGGCTGCTATTATGGAGTAATGGGGCAAAGTCACTGATTTTTACTGCGGATGAGCCTGAGAGGTTGCGCGGAAAGCAGCACATGAAATTGTGGTGTGACGAGCTTTGCGCTTGGCGATATGCAGAGGCGTGGGATCAAGCTAGTATGGGTTTAAGGCTTGGCGACAATCCGCAGGCGGTTATAACCACAACGCCAAAGCCGACAAAATTATTAAAAGAGATAATGGGTGAAAAATCCACTTTTACCACTCGTGGCAGTACATACGATAATCAATCAAATCTAGCCGCAAACTTCATGGCTAAGGTTGTAGCAAGGTATGAAGGCACTCGTTTAGGTAGGCAAGAGCTGGAAGCGGAAATTTTAAGCGACAACCCTAACGCATTATGGAAGCGCACCGATATAGAAGAAACGCGTGTTACTCACCCAGACGAATTAATAAGAATTACTGTTAACATTGACCCTTCGGTTACTTCTAATGAAAAAAGTGATGAAGCTGGAATTACAGTTACGGGTCTTGGCAAAGACAAGCATGGTTATTTATTGGAAGACATATCAATGCGTGGAACGCCGAAAGAGTGGGCAACTGCGGCAGTTGCCGCATATCATAGATGGCGAGCCGACCGCATAATAGGCGAGGTTAATAACGGCGGGGATATGATTGAAACAGTCATTAGAATGATTGATGATAAAATATCATACAAAGGAATTCATGCCAGCCGTGGTAAAATAACAAGGGCAGAGCCTATATCGGCTTTGTACGAGCAGAAAAAATGTCATCATGTTGGGTATTTCCCGATACTTGAAGACCAGATGTGCGAATACGACCCGAAAACATCAAAGTATTCACCTGACCGCATGGATAGTTTGGTTTGGGGATTTACAGAATTGATGACAGAGGGACAGCCAGAATTTAGAATAAGAGGATTATAAATGCGTTTTTTTAATTGGGGGAAAAAGTCAATCGCTGCCCCCGCCGAAGTTAAAAGCGCGTCCTATTTCTTCGGGCTTGGTAGCCTCATGCGTACTCAAACGAACTATGAGGGGCTGGCAAGCGAGGGATACGGCTTAAACCCTGTTGTTAGGGCGTGTGTAGACCGCATAGCACAAAGCGTAGCTTCGGTTGATATATACGCTTATAAAACTGATAAAAACGGCAAGCAGGTTAAGGTTGAAAACCACCCGCTTGTTAAATTATTGGGAAATCCTAATCCTGCCCAAAGCGGGGATTGCTTTATTGCTGCATTGGTTCGGTATTATTTGATTGCGGGCAATGCGTTTGTTTATGGGCTGGGCTTAGATTATAATAGCCGTGAGAAGCCGTCGGAATTGTATTTGTACAAGCCAAGCGCGGTTCGGGTAGTAAAGGGCGAGAGAGTTTTCCCTTCGTCTTACGAATATCGGGATAATAGCGGCACTACGATAAACTATGCAGTAAGCAAACTTACTGGCTTTTCGGCGGTGAAGCATTTTAAGATGTTTAACCCTATTGACGAGCTTGTAGGATTATCGCCTATGACTTCGGCGTTGCTTGATATTGATGTTTCAAATGAAGGCAGCAAGCACAATTTGCGGTTATTGCAGAATGGTTGTCGTCCTTCGGGTGCAATGGTAGTTAAGGGCGAGCAAGGGCAGCCTAAAACCCTATCTGAAGACCAGTACGCAAGGTTGCGTGACCAAATAGACAATCAGTTCTCAGGTTCGAACAATGCGGCGCGTCCGATGCTGCTTGAAGGCGGGCTTGAATGGCAAGAAATGAGTGTAAATGCTCGTGATATGGATTTTGAAAACTCCATGAATAAAGCAGCGCGTCAAATTGCCCTTGTTTATGGTGTACCTCCTCAGTTGCTAGGGATTAAAGGCGATGCAACCTATGCCAACATGGCGGAAGCAAAACTTGCGCTGTGGACTGATACAGTATTGCCGTTATTACACCTGATTTTAGAGGAATTAACCAATTGGTTAGCCCCGCTATATAGCGACAATGTGACTTTATGGTATGATGAGGATATGATACCCGCGCTAGAACCTTTGCGGCAAATGAAAGCGCAACGGATTGAAGCCAGCACCACTATGACAATAAACGAAAAACGCCGCGCTATGGGGTTAGAAGATGTAGCGGGTGGCGATGAAATTCTGGTTGATAGCGGGAAAATTCCTCTTGCATTGGTTGGCGATATGGGGTTATCCGAAACAGGGGCGGTTCAGTGACAAAACGCTTGCAGCTTCGGGTATGGTTGCTAGCACTGGATAGGTTTGAGCTAAAATTGCGGGGCAAGTATGCAACCGAGCGCAACCGATACATAAAAACCGCAGCAAAAGAATACGAAAAGCAAGGAAGTGTAGCAGGGTGGGTTTTAACTAACCACCAACAAAGGCTTAACGATATACTAACAGCGCATTACAGCGCAGTGATACCATATTTTGGGGCGATGGTTCTTAAGCAGGTTAAATCTAAACGCCTAACGCTAGAACAAAAGCAAATGACGCTTCACACTAGCTTTATGCTGGAGTGGCTTAAAACAGAGGCTTTACGCAGGGCAATATCAATTTCAGAAACCAACCGCGATGATGTTGCTGGTGTGATTGAAGCTGGCATAAGCGATGGTGTGGGTGTGGCGCAAGTGGCAAGCAATATCCGCAAAGTTACGGGGCTAACCCCTTGGCGAGCTGCTACAGTGGCACGAACGGAAACGCACAACGCAGCGACTTTTGGAAGCATTGAAACTGCCCGAAGCGCAGAGCAGGATGTTGGCATTGTCTTATTGAAAGAGTGGCTACCAACTATGGACAATCGCACACGCGATGCACATCGTGCGATGGCAGGGCAACCAGCTATTGCTCTTGATGAAAAGTTTAATGTTGACGGCGAGATGATGGATAGACCAAGTGACCCCGCAGGAAGTGCGGAAAATGTTATAAACTGCCGTTGCGGCTTGATTTACTCAGAAAAACAATAAGGATAAAGCATGGATATTTTACACAAAAGCCTTAAGTTAGAGCTTAAGGTTGACGCACAACAACGCCGTATTACTGGCTATGCCTCTACATTCGGGAATGTTGATGGCACTGGCGATGTGGTAGTTGCGGGTGCGTACATGGAAAGCATAGCCCAAAAGATGCCTAAAATGCTCTATCAACACGATAGCGACGACTTAATCGGCGTTTGGGAAGTGGCGCGTGAAGATGGAATAGGGCTTTATGTTGAAGGGAAAATCGCTAAAACCCCGCTCGGTGACGAAGTTTTAGAACTTGCCAGCATGGGTGCGCTAGATAGCATGAGCATAGGTTATCGCGTTATTGACAGCGAATATGACGCAAAAGGCATTAGAATTCTAAAAAAGCTTGATTTGATGGAGGTATCATTTGTGACTTTCCCCGCAAACTCACAAGCCAAAATCACAAGCGTAAAATCCCTTGATGGTGTGCCGTTTGAAGACTTGCACCGCCATAAGGAAGGAATTGAAGCAGCCTTGCGTGACGCAGGGGCTTCAGTAAAGGCAGCGAAATATGTTGCTTCACTGGTGCAACCATCAGCCTTGCGTGACGCAGGGGATGTGGAGCTTATTAAATCAATAGAAAAATCCATTAACATTTTGAAAGGTTAAAAATATGGAAATTAAAGAACAAGTTGATAAACTTGCTACCGCATGGGAGCAGTTTAAGTCAGTCAATGATCAGCGTCTTGCTGAAATTGAGAAAAAAGGCAGTGCCGATGTGCTTCTTACCGAACAAGTGAATAAAATCAACGCAGCCCTTGACGAACAAAAAGCTAAGGTTGAATTGATTGAACGCGCAGCTTCTCGCCCTTCTCTTGGCGCGGAAGGCAAAGGCAGTGAAGCTGATGCAGAGCATAAAAATGCTTTCATCAATTATGTTCGCAAAGGCATTGATGGGAATCTAGGTGAGCTGCAAAGTAAAGCCCTTTCGGTTGGCTCAGATATTGATGGTGGTTATCTAGTACCTCGCGCTATGTCTTCGCAAATTATCAAAGTAATCAATGAAAGCTCGCCACTTCGCCAGCTTGCAACCGTTGAAACCATTTCAACAGATAGCCTAGATGTACTTGAAGATCGCGGGTTACTAACTTCTGGCGGTTGGACTGGTGAACAATCTAGCCGTTCCGATACCGCAACCCCAACTTTCGGCTTAAAGAATATCCCAACTCATGAGATGTACGCACAGCCAAAAGCAACGCAGAAACTAATTGATGATGCAAATACCAACATTGAAGCTTGGATTGGCGGCAAAATCGCTGAAATCTTTGCTATTGATGAAGCAACTGCATTTATCAGCGGTAATGGCGTATCTAAACCTCGTGGTATTCTAGGCTACACACCAGCAGCTGATGCATCATTTGCTTGGGGCAATCCTAGCTATATCGCTTCTGGCACTTCTGCTGCGGTGACTGCGGATGGTTTGATTTCAACCCTCTATGCGCTGAAAGATGCTTATTCTGCAAATGCTTCATGGTTGATGCGCCGCGCAACCGTTGGCAATGTTCGCTTGCTGAAAGATACAACCAACCAGTATATCTGGCAGCCATCTCTTCAAGCTGGTACGCCTGATTTGCTGCTCGGAAAGCCAATCTATCAAGCTGCTGATATGGAAGCTGTAGCCGCAAGCTCTTATTCAGTTGCTTTCGGTGACTGGAAAAAGGCTTACACTATCGTTGACCGCATCGGTATTCGCATATTGCGCGATAACCTAACCGATAAACCATTTATTAAGTTCTATGCGACAAAACGAGTTGGCGGAAATGTAACCAACTTTGAAGCATATAAACTTCTTAAATTGGCAACTTCTTAATTTTGAAAGGATTAAAACAATGCGTGATTTACACAATAATGTTCAGGTTCTATCGGTTATTGACCCTTACGACCATGGCACTGGCGATACTGCTAAAACAGGCGAAATCATTGATATGCAGGGTGCAAACGCACTAGAGTATATCATTCAGACTGGTTCGCTTGCAGATGCTGATGCGACTTTCACTGTATTGCTTGAAGAAAGCAATGATAGTGGAATGTCTGGCAGCAATGCTGTTGCGGATGCCGATTTGCTAGGTACTGAAGCAGGTGCATCGTTTATTTTCTCCGACGATAACAAAATCGCTAAGATTGGTTATGTTGGGGCTAAGCGTTACACTTGCCTAACCATTACGCCAGCGAACAACACTGGTGCTTGCCTACTATCAGCTTGTGCAGTGAAATATGCGCTAAATCTTGCGCCTAACACTACACAGTTAGCATAATAATGTGGCGGGGTGTAAAAGCCCCGCCATCTTTGTGGAGTTAATATGAAAGCTAAATTTTTGAAAAGCCTATCAGGATACGACAATATTACAGGCGAGCGCGTTTTTACGCATTACAAAGAAAATGAAATATACGATTTAAGCAAAGAGCTATTTGCGGAGCTTTCTAGTATTGGCGCGGTGGAAGCCGCTATGGAGACTCAAGAAGTAAAGATGGAGCTTGAAACCAAGATTAAAGCCCCTATGGAGACAAAACCCTTTAGAAAAAACAGCAAGGTAAAGTAATATGTCAAGCACCGATTATCAGCCTATAATAAGCAATAATTTAACTGCCACTATAGCTAGCGGGGGAACTCAATCTGGAGTTGTTGATTTGTCAGGTTGCACTCTTTGCGGTATATACATACCTTCAACTTTTGACGGCACAACATTGACTGTGCAGACATCACCGACAGTGGATGGCACTTATGTTAATGCTCAGGCTTCAAGTTCAGCAAGCACTGTTTATACAATCACAGTTGCCGCTAGCCAATATGTACCTCTTGAAAATCTATCAGTCGGTGCGGGATGGAGATTTATAAAATTCACTGCGGGAACTTCTCAAAGCACCA